GTAGCGTATTGATACAACCGCTTTACATTTTCAGGTGCGCCTAAAAATATATCTCCAAGACCTGTAACGCCTTTCATCATGCTTTGCGATAATTTTCTAGGAACGCTGGCATCTTTAGTTTCACCTAAAACGCTGGTGTATTGTCCAGCTTGTATACCTTCTTCAGCTTTGGCTTCACGATATGCTTCTGCCACCGTTTCAAATTCAGGCGTACCTTTTTTGGCTTCGTTTTTTACAAGCCATTCAGCGTATTGAGTTGCGTTTGCCATATTAAAGTTTATTATTTATTTACAATTGCATCTGCTTTTTTTCTTACATCAGTTGTAGACTCTCCAAAAATACTTGGGTTTACTTCAAGCTGATAGTAAGGAACAGAATTTGGACTATCTTTAGCCAATGCGCTCATCATTGATTGGTGTTGGTCATAAGTAAATTTAGCGGAGCGTTTAGCGGCATTAGCAAGTATTCTAAGTTCGCCAGCGGTTAAAGATACATCGCCTGACATAGCCCGTTGTGCCAATGCGCCTTCAGATTCAGTAATAGCACCTTCGCCACGCATTTGTTTACGACCTTGCAAAGTAAGCTGTGCCAAACCTTGAATAGCTGTTCTAGTGTTAGCAACAATTTCTTCTGTTTTGCCACCAGTAATGCCCAGCATTTGACCAATTTGTGCAGCTTGCAATTTCTGATTTGCACCTGCGCCTGTAAATATTTTGTTAGTGTCAAGCGACTGAATAATTCGATTAGCGGCATCAGCTTGCTGAATTGCACCACCTGTAGCCGTTTTAGAAGCAACCAATATTGGAGCAACATCACTAAGACTTTTATTTATCATATTGCCAAAATCATATTTACTTGCACCCGCAGAAGTTTTGCTTTCAACCAAAGTTTTTGCTAAAGCCGCTTGTTGCGGATTCCATGTTTTAGGATCAGGTGGCAATTGACCAATTGCAATAGCGTATTTAATGCTTTCAGGTTGTTTTCCAGCACCAGTAAATACAGGTTTCATTGTGAATGGATCAAGCAATGTATCATCAACGCCAACTTTTATTGGGCCTTCATTCATCTTAGTGAAAGCCATGTTTTGTAACCTAGCTGACGCCCTTGGATCGGCATAAAGATTAGCGTAGGCTGCCTGTGGGTTAGGTGCTATACCTGCACGGCCTTGAATTCCCTTAACTGTTTCATAAGTTTCAGTAGGAATATCAGGAGTTCCAACAATTTCAGGTCTGCCTTGTTTTGTTGCCATAAAGTCAGCCGTTGCTGCTATGTCACCCTGACGAATAGCTTTAGCCAAATCTATTTGCGCTTGCTGTGCTTTTTCAATACCTCTTTGACCTACATATTGATTGGCTAAACCAGCAAGATTTTGAAATATGCTAGGGGCTACATATCGACCACTAACCATTTGACCTTGTGGCTGTTGCATTCCTTGTTGCATAAGCATTTCAGCCATCTTTTGCTGGCGTAAAATCTGTTGCTGTTGCAACATCTGTTCGGGGTTTAGTGTTCCAATGTCAGCCATTGTTAATTCTCTCCTGTGGTCATTGTAGGTACTTGACCTCGACCAAATCCACCGTATACATTTTCTGCACCGTACTCCATAATTGCAGGAATAGATTTAGCATAAACACCCATCTTGCTACTTAAACTTTGTGGGTCTTTGTTACGCAACATTTGTGCTAAAGCCATTGGATTCATACCGCCACCGCCTTGGCTTTGCCCTGCTTGGTTTGCTAATTGATTCTGTTGTCCAAGTGCCGCCTGTTGCATAGCTTGCTGTTGCCCAATATTTTGATATACAGGTTGTAACCCGCTTAAATCTTGCATGGGAAGTGATCTTAGGATGTAAGGATTCATAGTTTTCCATAATCTACGGCTTTATAGCCGTTATCAAGGGTTATTACAGCATTTGGATACATTACCTCAACTTCTTGCGCCATCACGCCTGTGTGCGTTCCATGACCTGCTAATGGGTGATCCTTAAATTCATCTTTGTATTCGTATGTGTATACGGGTAAACCATTAGGTAGCCAGCCAATTGCCTTAATGTTTTCTTTGGTACGAATATCCGACATTAGTGCCGCACCACCAAGACTAAACAAACCTTGAGTCATTGCGTTGTTAGCGGCATTCTGAGCATTGGATGCGGCTAACTGGGCGTTGTAACCCATTTGTGTTGCACCTAAAATATCAGGGCCAGCCGTTGTTGCTTGTTGTGCAGAATTTACAAATGATGGGCCTTGAACCTGTGAACCAGTACGCACCGCAGACAGAGTATTAAGTGGCTCGTTTCTAAGGTACGCTTGCTCTTGCAAGGCAGATTGGCGGGCTTGCTGACCAACGCCAAAACCTTGGGTGGTCGCACCTAACAGTAAATCATTCTCACGCTGGGCTTGGGATTGCATAGCTCGGTCATAGGCTTCAGAGCCAATATCAATTCCACGATTAGCTAAGTCTTGTGCTAGTTGTTCCCGCCCTTGTTTTAGCTGTGGGGCAAGCCGTTGCATATACGCATCTTGGTAACTTTGGCTAGGATTAAACCCTGTAGTCGGTAATGAGCTTGTATCAAACGGGGTTTTTAGCATTTTCTCTACATAACCAAGACCTTGACCTGCAAGTTTGCCTAAACCTATGCTAGTTTGATTTTGGTAATCTAAAAGCTGTTGTTGTTCAGGTGATAAAAATTGTCTAGCAGTCCAACCTTGGTCGGCATTTGCTGGAGCAGTTAAAAAATCTTCTATCCTTGGGGCTTTTAAATCACCGCCACCTAAAGGTACTTCAATGCGGTCACCTGATGGGCCATAAGCAAACTGAAAACCCTCTCGTGGCATGACTGTTGTTCTAGGTTGCATTGGATTAGTGTCAGTAAGACTATACCCTTCAGGCAATCCACCGCCTTGGCGAGCTTTTTGATAAGACTGATACGCCTGTTCGTATGCTTTAGGGTCAAAAGTACCTTGTTGGCTATATACCAATGAGCCATAAGGGGTAAATTGATTTACACGATTGGCAGCAGCAGCGGCTCTAGCCGCTTCAAGGTTACCTGTTGAAGTTTCTCTTGCCGCACCTATGTAATCAGGTGCTGGTGGCGCAGAAGCCGACTTTCCCATATCTTTCTCCTAAAAATCTACATTTGTCTTTTGACATTACAAAAAACAACAAATCTCCAGTAGGAAAAACATCAAGTAATCGTGCTTGTTCCTCAAACCCCAATTTCTTGACAAACTCTATTGACTTGTCGTTACTACTAACCACGGGGCAAACAATCTTATCTACCCCCAATTGTACAAAAGGATAATCAAAAATGGTAGATAAGTATTGCTTATTTAATCCTTTTTCAAGGTAAATATGGCAAGTTACCGATTTTTGGTTAAAGTCCTCATACCACACTACTGATTCTATTTGATCCGTTACCCAACCAATTGTGCTGGAATTTTCGGGTGTCCATACCATGTTTAACTTTTGGGCGATAAATGGCCCTAATAAGTCTTTATCAAAACATAGCACTAAATAACTCCACCCTTCTCCATTACATAGTCGGTACTAGCCCAATGGAACTCTATCCCTTGGCTTGCCACATTCATACTAACTGACCCCGCATAGCCTAATCCTGTCACGCCCTGCCATGTCTTTGTGGTCACTAAACCACCGCCCCAATTAGCGTTATCCCATACATCTAAATCCCATTCACCAGTAAGTAAGATGGCGGGGTTAAAGGATATTTGGTTAGTCAATTCGACTGTTTCGTAATCGGTGCTTAGACCGCATAGAACGGTCGGTAAGCCGTTATCTGTCTGTAGGATAGGGCGTACCATTGTGAAGCGTTTTTGTTGCCCCCTAGACTCAAAATAAGAGTAGGCTTGTTGTACAAAACCTTTGATGTTTGTGCCTTCATCGGCAAATGAGTCGTAAAAACGAGCTACAAAGCCAGTTCCACCAAAATACATATCCTCATTGCTCATTTCCCAACAATTAGCATTAATATTGGTAAACCTACACCAAGACTTTGTAATGTTGTGCATGACATATTGCTCAGTATTATTTTCTACAGGAACATTGAGAATCAGCATATTGTATTTGGCTAGGTAATTAACTTGCCAGCCAAAATTAGTAGCGTAAAGGTCTGCCGCTTTGCTAATAGCGTAGAAAATCTTATCGGTAATATTAACTCTAGGGTCTAAACGGGTAGATTGAAGTCCTGCGGATAGGGGAACTAAGCCTTGCTGGGTCAATAATAGAATGTCACCACCATATTTAAAGACGCATTTACGGGCAAAGGTAGAACCTATGTTCCAAATACCTACCAACGCCCAATCTGTAGGGTCAGATGGGTCAGAACCCTTGTAAACAGCGACTTCTCCGTTACTTGTGACAAATACGGCTAGGTCATCGACCCCGTATCCAGCGTCAATAGTCCAAGTTCCCATCGCTTGTAGGTATCCACCATTTTTAAAGATGCCCCCCAACGGGAATTTAGTAACCGCCCCATTAATTGAGTCTACAGGCAAATACCAAAAATTAAGGGAATCTTCTTCGACAAAGTACAGACGCTCTTTAAACAAGTTGACATATGCAAATGTATTAGAGTTTTTACCTGTAATAAAGTAATCAATCGTGTAAGTACCCATCACAGTTGCATTACCGCTTGGGGCGGTTGCCATTGTGTAAGTAAAAGTTGTCGCATTTGTGACTGTAATGCGGTAAGTTCCGTTAAATTCTGCGGGTGTTGCACCTGCTACTGTTATGGTGTTACCTGTGACTAGATTATGAGCACTTGCAGTCGTTAGGGTAGCTGTTAGGTTACCTGTTCCACCCCTAGTAATGGTCGAAATAGTCTGTGCGGTGTTTGTCGTAGCACTTCTTGACCACCTAGTACCATCATAAACAACCATCGGATCAACATTGTTGACAGCAGGCATAAAAGACCCACCCGCAGTCGTAATCATGGAATGTATCCACTTACCATTGGTGTTCCCTGTAAGGCTAGAGGTAGCCGTAGAGGTACTGGCATCATAAATAATCGTAGCCGTTGCCGCAAACAACTTGGTAGTCGTTGGGCTGGCGTAACTCATTAGGGATAAAACAGCCCCAGCAATGCCTGTAGAGGTCTTGGTATAACCTTTTCTAAGGGTTACATCTGTAGGCGTAGGAAAGAAGTTAACCATCTGAACCGCATCTAAGGGGTTCATTTCAGCAAGCGAATCCCTAGCGTTCCACCCACCAATCGGGGCGGCAACAGAAGAAGTGGTAGCCGTAAACCTTTTAGCAACCGCCATGATTAAGACCCATAGCCAGTATCGGGAATGTTTGCCCAGCCAATAAGCACAGCACTTGGTTGCGGTGCAAAGGATAGGGTTGCTGATCCTTTATCGTTAGCCTTGGCAACGCTCAAATAACGGCTATAGTCTTGTTGCAATGCAGTAGTATCAAATGACTTAATTTGGAAATATTTGAGTTTAGTCAGCAAAACAATAATTGCGTCATCTAATACGGATGTATCGGTATCGACTGTAAAGCTATTCTTAACAGCATTAG